TGCTCGGTAATGTTGATCTTCGGGTGTTCCGCATTTGCTGTCCGCGTGTCGCCCAACGCAGGTTCCCCGGCTCGTAGTGCCTGTTGTTGTTGATCCTGTCTATCTCCCAATCCCGGTGAAGGCCAAGGTTCTCCTGTATCCACAGCCCCGCTTCCAACACCGACGAGAACCTGAACTTGATCCCCCGCGCCCCGTAATTCTTCCACGAAGGGTCCCCTTGGTTGGTGCATCGCCTCTTCGCCGCCGTTAGACGGCGATCCAACCATTTGGGGATGCGCCTCGGCTGGGAGCAACTCTGGCACCCGTTGGTTTTGTACTTCAACAGGTTGTATAAATTTATCCATTTCTCCACGCAACAACCCACACACCGGACACGTAGATGCCGGGACCCGTTTTTCTTCATCACTGATGGGGATATCACTTTCACCCAACCGAATTGCAAGCCCACCATTTCCGGTCTCTGCAAGGGGGATTTCGTTCCGGGCGCATTCGTCAAATAAGGCTTGCCGTCCACTGGCTGTCCAGACGGCATGGTCCTTTGTCGCGGTGAGATTTTGGTAGGTGATGACATCACGCACTCCTTTGAATATTGGCCCGTCATGTTTCACCCACTCTACGCCGTCCCATACCCTAGCGCAACTACGGACTTTCTCAATAGGGCAAAGCCCGTGATCTGTGAGGACCAACTCCCCTTCCGCTATACAGGCGACCTTGCCGACCTGACGCTGGTCCTTGGTCACGTCGTCGTAATCCGCGCCGTAAATATCCATGGCGGCGACCTTGTATAAATCCTTCCCATCAATGAACGCCTTCAGGACGTTCTGCTGACCAGCCATCCACGCCAGCCCACGCGCCTCAACGGAATTAAAATCGCTGCAAACCAATTCCTCACCCTCTGGTGCGGCGATCATGCCCCTTAAGCAGTCAGAGACCTCGGCCAGTGACTTGAAATCGAACTCATTGATGCGGCGTTCGATCTCATCTTGATCACACTCTGGCCGTGGAAAGTTCTGGGGCTGGACACGTCGGCCAGACCAGCGGCCTGTGCTTTCTGCGCCGTAGAACTGGAGGATGCCGCGCATGAACCCATCGTCCATGGTGCCGCGATCAAACGCCTCTAGCTTCTTGGTGGAAGTCTTGGCGTAGTCGCGCCTCAACATCAGGGCCTCTTGGATGCGGCCCTTGTTGGACGCTATGGCTTTTTCTAGGGACGCCTTGGCCACGCTGGACACCCCGGCGAATGCCTTGAGGCCGACCAGATCGGAACACGAATTGACCTTGGACTTGGTGACTTTACGCATTTGCTTGTCGAGGTCATTGCGCTGGTTTCCGCACCATTTGATCAATTTGCGGGTATTTAACAGGTCCACAGGGACACCGCGCTGATTTATTTCGTAGTCCAGTACGTAGAGATCGGCCTCAGAGGCTCTAAGCGGACGCAGTTTTGATGCTGCGGCGCGTTCCGCCTCGACATCTGTCTTGCAATATTCATAAAGGCGGTTCTTGCGGCCATCGTCATCCCACCAAACAGGGGTGCCGTCTTCGTTGATCCTGCGCGGTCTCGACATCTGCATCATCAGCCGATGCCCGGCCATGTCTTTGGTGATCTTCAGGTTGAGGGCTTGGGTAGATTTATCCAGCCCCAGCGGTAAACTCATCGCCGCCGACATCATCATTGAACAGCGGCACTGCCGCACATCCAGCGGGGGCCAGCCATAGCGCACCACCATGATCTTGTTCCAGATGGCCAGTTCAAAGTGCGCGTTCCACGCGCCAAACAAACCACCGTCAATGATGTGCGCTTCAATCCGCGCTGGTAGCGGCTCACCCTTGATCCATATTTTCACCGGCTCATCGTTAAACGCATACGCCATGCACCACGCATCAGTGTACGGGTGATCGGCGTAGATGTTCACGCCGGTCTTCGGCAGATCAATGATAGACCGTGTCTCGAAGTCGGCTCTTAATATGTCAGTCATACCCACATCCCAAACACAATGATGTTCCGCGCAATCGCGGCCACCGTGTATATCAACGTGATCTTGGTGGCGGAACGCACTTGCCGCTCGACCTTGAACACAATAGGGATGACGTAATAGGCCAGCAGCCAGCTAATAACGAAACCGGTGCCGACGTTTACAAAGCTGAATAATATCGTGTCAGTCATTTTGTTAAGGCTCTCTCTATTGACCAGCCTCTTTGTAACCGGATGGATACTGCCCCACTGTTTAAGCCTAATTCTCTAGACCAAGCCGACATACTTTGTGTTCTTCCTTCAAAGGTCAGTTCCTTTGCGAGGTATAACTTAGGAGACAGCGCCTTCTCTATAAGCCAGCCGTCCAATAAACGCTGCGACGCTAGTTGGTAGTTGACCCCCGTCTGTCTGCACCACTGGGCCAGTGTTTGGGTCTTACCCCTCCAAGTTATCCACTTGTTATCTCGTCGGTTGTTGTTCTGTGTGCTTACATCTGCCCACCTACAGTTTTTGGGGGTGTAGTTTTTGTTGTTATTTATCCGGTCTATAGATGTTCCCTTTGGTGGGGCACCCATGTCCTCAAAGAAGTTCTTAAAATCATGCCATCTTTTGCAGACTGATACCCCTCTCCCACCATAACTGTGGTACTGCGGGTTGTTTGAATTATTACAACGTGCCTTCATGTTGAGCCACGCCTTATAGACAGTGGTTTTACACATGCCGTGTCGGAACCGCTTAGACATATTAAATCTCCTGAAAGGTAAGGGGGGAGACAAAGACGCCTCCCCCCGTGTAGGCTTATCAGTTGTTATAGTATGTCATCTTCATCGTCGTCAACGTCGATGTCTTCAGCTTCCTCGCTGTCCGCATCTTCATCGAAGTCGTCGTTCGGGTCAGTCCCGCCGCCGCCCAGCGGATCACCCGCCTTGACGTAGAGAACATTCCCCAGATAGAACGTAACCCCGGAGTTGCCATCGACCTTGAAACCCTTGGCCGTAATCATGGCTTTCACATAATCACCGGACTTGATCTCGTCCGCTTCGACCTTGTGCATCACGCCGCCTTCCTTGCGGACGACCTTGGGGGCCGTACCGTAGGTGGATACGTTGATGTAGATGCCGCCTTCTTCGTGGCCATCTTTACCGTCTTGATCTTCGCCATCCCTGAAGGGCCAACCGGAACCTTTTTCCAGCTTCTTCTTCTTGATGCCAGACGGCAGTTTCTTTTCGCTGCCATAATGTTCGATGGCGGCTTCCCATGCGGCGTCTTCGAGCGCCTCAAGGTCCGTACCGGGATCAAAAATCAACATGCAAGAATACTTATCCTTGCCGTTCTGAGCCTGTTCCGGCGTGTGGAGTTTTGCGTAACTAAGTCTGGCTAGTGGTGTCTTTGTGGGCATCTTGCCCTCCTTGTTGCCTTGGTTAATCGTCAGCGAAATCGCTGGCTACACCCGCGCTAACCTCTTGCGCGGGATCGTCTTCGGGCACCATCTTGGTGCCTGAACTCTCCCTCGAAACCAACTTATCCATGTCGTCACGTTGGTCCTTGGTTAATAGCTTCTCCATCTGGGCTGGCGAGAGCATCGCGCCGGGATGGTAAATATCGTCGGCGCGTAGGCCGTACTTACGCTTGAGCGCCTTGACTGCTTTATTGTCGTCCAGCCACCTACGCACAGGTCTTTTATCGACCAGCTTAAAACCGTCAACCGTCTCGCCCCGCTCCAGCATCTGGAGCGCCTTGGCCTCGACGGCCTTGAGGTAACTCTGAACATAGCCCGACCACCGTAGAACCTCAGATAGGGAGTTATCACCCATATCCTCGACCTCCGGGATGATCAAATCACCCTCATCGTCAAACTCAATCATGGCTTTTTCCAGCGCGAACGCCTCGGCCTCTGGGCAGTGCGGTTTGTGCTGGCACCACTGACATTGTTTCTCGCCGGGGGTGCGCGGCGCGTCGGGGTCTTCTGTGGCGTATGCGGCCTTCCGGGCCTCCTTGGCGAAGTCGTTCATGTATTTGCGGGTCACGGTCCAGCGGCGGATCGGGTTGGCCGTGCGCGGCTGGATGATGACCATTTCGATCTCTTCGATCTCTTTGTTCTTGTCGAACTCCAGCATCGCGCCGACGCCATACAGCAACGGCTGCGGGTTCTCGCGCACCTCAACCACACCACGGCCATACTTCAGATCGTGGACCTTGAGAAGTTTTGTGGTGTGCAGGACTGCGTCCGACGTGCCGAAGATATCCGGATGGATGGCGGACATATCCAGCCGCTTCTCTATGTGGAGGATCGGGGTAGGAAGGCCCATGTCTTTGTAGTCACCACGCACCACGTCGAGATACATCTGGACGCCGTTGACCATTTCCCGATCAACCTTGAATTCCCAGTCGGCCACCTTGATGACCTTGCCTAGAAACTTCTCGGCGTCCCAGCCTTTCTTGAGGCACCTCTCACCGACCTCATGCGCGGCGGTGCCTTCGGCGGCGTAGATGTTCTCTTCGCGGGGGTAGGCCTTTTCGGCGTTGACCTTACCGGCGCACCCCATCCACCCTGCGGCCCCCGATGGGCCAAGTCTGCTGTGTTTAGGCATATCGTTTGTGTCCTCTACTAAGTTGCTTCGGTAGCGTGTGACGCTGGGCATATGGTTGTGCGCTTCGAGCGGAACCACTTTATCTATCTTGGTTATCCACCCTACGGACGTTAAAGCCCTAACGCCCGACACCCAGACGTTGCTGTGTACACCTTTCGGTGCCTGTAGTCCTTTGCGGCGGCAAGCCTTGGTGAACTCATCCCCGTTTACGATGGACCTCGACATTAGATACTGTTCATTGATCTCGAAGTACCGCTCGACAAAATCAGGAGCGACGGCGACTGCTTTTTCCCAACATTTGTCGGCCAACGCTATCGCGTTTTTCATACGTTCGGACACATCATTCTCCTAAATGTTCAGTGAATAGTTTCATCCATTCGGCGCGATCCTCGACCCGCGCCATCACCAGATCATCCAGCGTGTCCACGCACACCAGCGTCGTGATAGTCACTTCTTTGGTGGCCCCGGTTCTCCAGAGCCTTCCCTGCGCTTGCTCGGTTGCGTCCCTCGACCACATAGGATGATACATGAGAGCGTCGCTACAGACGTGCTGGAGGCCATCCACGCCGTGGCTCATAGAATTGATCTGGGCCAGCAACACGCAGCCCTCACCCGCTATGAACTCCTCAACACTGGCCGATAAATACTTATTAAATACCCGCTCTAGGGTCTCGCCCTGCTCAACGAATTCATAGAAAATAACCACCGGGCGTTTGTCCAACGCCAGCCACCAGTCCACCGCCTTATCGCGCCGGTTGCTGTCGTAGACCGTGACTTCTTTTTGATCGTTGTAGATAAATCCGCTCCCAAGCTGACGAAGTTTTCCGCTGGCCACGGCGGCGTTGGCGGCTTCGACATCGTCGGTCACCATATGCTTCTTCATCTGTTGGTAGACCTCGCGGGTGCCGGGGTGCATGTGGAACCGGATGGTGCGTTCGGTCAGTCGCGGCAGGTCTTCTTTCTTGGTGTCTTCGACCAGATAGATGAGTTTCTTGACCTTGTCCGTAATCCGTGTCGCGCCGTCGTCTTTGAGCGTCCAGTTGTAGCCCATGTAATCTGAATAGAAATACCGGCTCAGATAATTATATCGGTTGGTCCCAAGGGCTTTGCCCTTGTCGATGATCCGGGCCATGGGGAATAGCTTCTCGAAGTCTTGGCTCACGGGTGTCGCCGTCATGCCGACGCGCCACTTAAAGCAATCTCCTTTGCGTTTGGACTTGAGGCCCTTGGATTGTTTACCAGCGGCCTTCGATAGTTCATCGATAATAATTCCATCGCACTCATGATCTTGGTTCAAGAGCCAATCAAGGTTGTTGAGGCTGACCATGATGATGTGTACCACGCCATTGGTCCTCATCAGGCCGCGTGTGCGCTTGGCGCTGTCGCCCTCAAGCTGGACGATACGGATTTTTCTTAGGTGATCCCACTTCGCCGCTTCGTTCGGCCAGATCATCGTCGCCAGAACCTTGGCCGGACAGGCGACAATAATCTTGTGTAGCTTACCTGCGGCGATTGCTTTGGTGATAGCACTTAATGCTATCACTGTTTTCCCAGCGCCTGTGGGCGCAACCAAGATGGTTGAGCGGCGGGTACTTAGTCTGTCGATGGCGGAAAGCTGTTTAGGGGTCAGTGATCTCGCTGATGACATTATCTACTTGTTCCTTATCGTCCACTACGTGGACCTTTATACCGGCGTTCTTGAAATGCTTGATTTGACGTTTTTGGATTTCGGATAAGCGGCCTTTCTTGGTGGGACTTTTTAGTTCGACAAATATAATTCTTCCTTTATGGGCGATCAGGATATCGGGGCAACCACTCTGGCCTTCGAACTTAATCTTGCGCCACATTATCCCGTGGCTGGCAGCTTGGCTTTTGAAGTATCTTTGGAGCGCCCCCTCAGTTTTCAAGTTTAAGTTTTCCCTGACCTCTTAGTTCTAATACATACCGATAGCATTTGTCTAGCGTAGTTGTTGTAATAGATTTTTTCGGATCGCGCATGAGGTCCATGAACGACTTGTTCCCGGAGATGGCTACCCCCACGTCGGTCTTGTTCAGCTTGAATTCTTTGATGACCGCTTCAAGTTCCTTGAGGGCTTCTTTCTTGGAGTGCATGGGGGCCTCTTTGAAATTAGAGTTGACCTTTTATATTCTTAAGTTTAAGACTAGTCAAATGGAAACTCCAAAAACAGACGCCTTCGATATCGCCATCCAGTCAGTCACCCAAGATCGGGGTGAGGACTACGGCCCTCCGGGTCCGGGGTTCACCACTATTGGCCATATGCAGTCCATGATCAACCACTGTCGTAACGCCGCCGTGCGCCACGCGCTCAACATGATCATCGTCAAGATCGTGCGGCTGGCAGAGACACCGGACCACATGGACAGTGTCATCGACATCGCCGGGTACGCCCGGACCATTGCAATGATCTTAGATGAGAACTCCGAAACATGAACAACCCGACGATCCCTTCTGCTCAGTTTGGCCTGTCGGGTTAGTGGGGACCGGGGTGTCGGCCCGTTACAACAAGGGCGTGGCTTCCACTCCGGTGTCCTCCACATAGTAAGAAAGGAAGATAAATAATGACTGCATTAGACAGACCGGGAAACATTAACACCGACCCATGGAAACACCGTAGCGCCGGAATGACCTGCACCACCTGTATGTGGTTCGCGGAGAAAGTTAAACCGGCATCGGTGCTGGATACAGACGACCAGCACAACCCGGAAGTGGTGACAATCTTCGGACGCTGCCGCCGTCGCGCGCCGACCATGCAGGGCTACCCCGCCGTGTTCGGGAACGACTGGTGCGGCGATCACAAATTGGACGAGAATAAACGATGACCACCAAGTGGCTATCCGCCAAGGAAGCTAAAGAGGTGTTCGAGGACGGTCTTCTCGACGGCGGTCAAGGGTGGGTTGCATATGACCCGGACATATATTGTAACCGGCACCCCCTCAGTGTTCAGGCGCACGTACTGGTCCTTTACACCGGCGGGTTTATGACAGCATTGGAGAAAAACGATAATGGATAAGCTACCAGCAAGTAAGCTGGAGACGTGGGGGCCAAACAGGTGGCCCTCTTCATTTAAACCGGCCACGGATGTTGCGGAGGCATTGGGTTTATCTGTTGAACGAGTGAATAGCTTGGCGGCGGGGGGTTTTATGCCGCACTACCGGGTTGATGACGGAGAGCCGCTGTTTCGACTACAAGATGTTAAGGCTTGGGCGGCGAATAATATACTACAAGAGAACGAAGGCGCACACGTCCCGCCACGTCTGTTCTTACACAGAACAAGTATGTCACCCATGATCGATGTCACTAAGATACCTGTAGAACTTAGTAGCCTTGAAGGGTTGCTTGATGTCTCTCATTGGGTGGGGCCGACTTGCGGGGTATATTTTCTTGTCCAAAATCAGGAAATAGCCTACATCGGGCAAAGTGTTCACACAGCCAGTAGACTGATCAATCATAGTCGAGAAAAAGAGTTCAATGCGGCGTTTTTCTTACCTGTCCCCGCGTGTGAACTAGACCGAATAGAGGGTGCGCTAATCCGTTTCTTTGAGCCACCCCTTAACGGGCGGGTAAAAGCCGGGGGTAAAGTTACTGCCCCTGCTGAATTGACCCCCGATAGTTATACATTAGACCAATTAGATTTAACCCCCACACAAAACGAGAATAAACAATGAATGACCTCAAAGAGGGCCTTGGTCTTCTCGCAGAGACCATGACGGAGCGGGACCGGTTCAGGGACGCGCTGATTGAGATACGCGACATCGCGAAGGTCTCTGAGGGCGTCGAGTTTTACGCCATGCTGGCAGAGAAGGCGTTGGATGGTGGAGAAGGAAACTAAATATGTCACCAAGGAGTATCACGAAGGGGCCATGGCCTACGAACGTGGTGCGGCCTTGACCAGCAACCCGTACCTGAGTGACCCCGATGGTGGCATGTGGTACTGGATGTTTGGTTGGCAGGACGCAATGGCCGCTGACGTGCGGTCCATAAAGCAGACCATCCTCGCTGCTGCAACAACACATAAACCCGAAAATGGAAGATTAAACTAATGAAGCATATCGACGCGCTGTTCGGAGATTTCCGTGACGCTTATGTAATACTCAAGGAAGTCGCCCCCGGCACCACCCACACCAGCCTCGACCCCAATGACGTGGCCCTGATCGTGACCGAAGAAGGATCGGTCCAGTTGTTCTTACCGGCCAACGGCGAGGTCAATGACCGTGGTCTGGCGCTGGTGGAAATCTACAACTCCATGTGCCGCGACAAGGCCGGGGTCAAAGAGAAGGGCAAGGGTGGCAAGGCCATTCCGGAGAACGTGCCGTATCAGGGCTTCACTCAGCCGTTCATCGACAAGATGAAATCACGGGTGCCCGCCGATGAGTGATCACGTCCCCCTCAAACCCACCATGGTGTTCCAGAAGTCGGACAGCGTCGATGATACGGTCCACGCACAGCTTACGTTGCCTGACGGCAAGTTCACCCGTTTCAGTATTGACCGGGAAATGGCCTACGGGATGGTCATCGAACTGGTCTATCACCTGCGCCGCCAAGAGGAGTTGATCGCCAATGCCCCCGTCCAAATATCGCCCGTCGAAGCTGCACGGGGAAACCCAGACGTATAACGTCGTCTTCCCTGTTGATACACTCAACGCATTAAAGAGGTTCGCAGATGGTCTTAAAATCTCCCCCGCCGACTTCGTCAGGGGGGCTGTTGCCGAAGCCCTATCGGTGTCCTCTGCACCCCCGGCAGTTGAAGCGCCGGTGGAGAGCGAAGCGCCTGTATCTAAAGGTTACGCTGATGGTGTGGAGGATGTATGTGCGCGATTGGTTAAGAACCCACGGCTGGCTGTGAAGATGGCCAGCGGCGGCACCATGGGCGAGGACATCGCCAACCACCTCAGAAATCATCTGTTGGGACCCCGGTAATGCATATTTGGTGCAAGGGCAGCGTCGGCAGTACGGTCCTCCAATGATAGGTGCAATCACAGGGGATATTGTTGGTTCGATCTACGAATTCGATAATATCAAGACCAAGAAGTTCCCGCTCTTTGGAGAAAACTGCAAGTTCACAGATGACACGGTCTTAACCGTTGCGGTGGCCGACTGGCTGACCAGCGACAGTGACCTTACCGAACGCCTAACCCACTACAGCTACAAGTATTCCGCTCGCGGGTACGGTAACATGTATCTTGAGTGGCTCAACAGTTGGGACCGCCAGCCTTACAACAGCTATGGTAACGGTTCCGCCATGCGGGTGAGTGCCGTTGGGTGGTTGGAGGATGAGGGCGAGGTGTTAGGTACTGCCCAAGCCTCCGCTGAAGTCACCCACGATCACCCGGAAGGTATTAAAGGTGCCCAAGCCACCGCAATGGCGATCTATTTGGCACGGCATGGGAACACCCCACTGGTAATCCGCGATTATATCTCGTGGCATTTTGACTACGATCTGACCCCGAGTGTCGATGAAATCCGTGAGACCTATAAGCATAACGAGACTTGCCAAAAGACCGTACCGCAAGCCATTACGTGTGCGCTGGAGGCGACGGACTTTGAGGATGCCATACGCAATGCGATCTCAATTGGAGGGGACAGCGACACAATCGCCGCTATCGCTGGGGGTATTGCTCAAGCAATATTTGGAATACCTGCTGACATCCGGGATAAGGCCCTGACGTACTTACCCGAAGAGTTCGTCACTGTGATCTCGCGTATGAACGAACGAACTGCTTCCGCCGCTTAAAGACCTACTGGCTTGACCGTGCGATCTTCCTCACGGTACGTCTGCGGGTCTGTAGGTCCCTCGACACTTCGCGGCCAAGGAGTATCTTGGCGCGTTTGATATTGCCTCTCAAGAACGAAGTCGCCAGCTTCCACTTCGGTATCTCTTTCCCACGGGCCAGCGCGGCGGAGTATTTCTTATCCACGTTGGCGGCGCGTAGGACTTGGCGGATATCCCGATCACTGACCCCTGCGTTCCGCGCTGCGTTGACCAACTTGGCGAAGTCTTCGTAGGCCCTCGTCCGCATTTTGTTTGCGTTCTCGAAGGCTGAGAATAATTCATCCTCGTCCCTTGGGTTGACATCCCCAGCCACGCCATAAAGATAAGACGTGGCGTTGCTCAAGCCCTCTTTGA